TAACTGAAACTTTTGAAACAGCTTTAATAGAAGAAGATTTAGGTAAAGAAGAATTTTTTGACACAATGACAGACAGTATTAAAGAAGAATTTGGTGACGACTTTGATATGGGTGGTGATGAATTTAAAGAAGACTTAACTACTGAAGGAGGTCCTAGTGACATAACAAACGAAACCGTTGAAGAAGAAACCGTTGAAACAGAAACTAATACAACTGACTTAAAGGAGTCCAATGACGCAACTACAGAAACGAAAGTTGAAGAAGAATCTAATGAAACAATTTCGGAATCAAAAGATAGTGAAACTGTATCTAATGAATCTGATGTGGATAAAAATACGGAAACAGAAGGAACGGAGACGGAGACGGACGCTGATGAAAATGTGGAGACAGAGGAAACTACAGGAACTGAACTTGCGACTGACAGCATAGAAAAAAAAGTTGAAAGAGTTATCGCAAAAGTTTTATCAAAATTAGATAGAGTCGAGGATCAAGTACAGGCCATTCAGTTTGTAAAAATACAAGGTATAAATGCTTCAGGACCAAGTCTAAATGTTTATAAAAAGAAAATATTAAAAGACAACGTTCAACTAAATGGCATACCTAATCCAGACTTTTTTAATCAACTAAATATAGAGCAACAACAAGTATATACAGATGTTAATTTAAATGTATATACAAATAATGATCCATTGACAATCTTACAAAATGAACTAGATAATATTAACATAGAGAAAAATAGATTGTTGCTTGAAATACAACAATTAAAAAGAGGATAAAGATGTTAGATAAATTAAAAAACAACCTTGCAAGTATAGCTGCTTTGATAGCTGCTGTTGTAGCAATTGGTGGTGGTTTTGTAAAGTATGGGGAGATTACTACAAAGTTATCTCAAATTGAAGCAAGTCAAGGAGTTGATTTTGCACCTATTGAAAAACAAATAGATGAAATTAAAAAAGAGATTGATGGTTTAAGTGCCTCTATTTCAAAAAACAAAAGTGCTAATAGTGACGTAAATACAAAGGCACAAGTTAATGAAAAAGAGATACAACTTTTAAAATTACAAATACAAGAAATACAAATTAAATCTAAAAACCCACTAGGTGGATAATGGCCGAATTAAACGACATACAGAAACTCGCTACAGATGTTCAGGTTCTTAAAACTGAAGTTGAACAGGTTGCAGGTGTTAATACAAAACTTGATAACGCAATAGATAAACTAACTGATATATCAGGAAGTATTAAATCTATGTTGGCTGTACATGAAGAAAAACTATCTAAACAAGAGGATATTGATAAAGCAATATTCAACCTAATAGAGAGTCGTAGAGTCGAATTTGACACTAATTACAAAGAACTACACGCTAGAATCAATAAGATTCACAAAGAATTAACAGACGAAATTGAGATGTCTGAAAAGCGTTTAATGTGTGAAATTAAGACTTTAAACTCAAATTTAGACGGTAGGATAGGCGTTTTTGAGAAATACAGATGGATCATCATAGGGGCGGCAATTGTACTAGGATTGTCTATGCCTAAGATATTAGATATAATGTCATTTGTTCAATAGGCACTTGACTTTTTTTACTATATAGTATATACTGTTTTATATGAGTGGTTACATTGATCTAAATTATATCAGCAAGATACAGCCTAGACTACAACAATTTAAAAAGAAAAGAGATTATCTATTCAATTTTCGTTGTCCTGTTTGTGGTGATTCTAAAAAGTCTAAAACAAAAGCAAGAGCATATCTTTATAGAGTAAAAAATGATATGTTTTTCAAATGCCATAATTGTAGTGCTTCACACAATTTGGCTAATCTTATAAAACTAGTTGATCGGCCATTGTACGACCAATACATTTTAGAAAGATATAAAGGCAGTAAACCTGCTAGTGAAGAAAGTCTGTTTGAAAGATTTAAAACAGATACAAAAACAAAATTAAAATCTACACCCCTACAAGGTCTTATGGCCTTCAGTAAATTAAATGATGAGCATCCTGCAAAGCAATATATTCTCAACCGAAAGTTGCCTACGGAATATTTTGATAGGTTATATTATTGCGACAAGTTCCAAGAGTATGTAAATAGCATACGCCCAGGGACTTTTGATGGTCTAAATAAAAAGTACGAACATCCTAGATTGATAATACCTTTCTATGATGTCAATAATGAAGTCTTTGCTTTACAAGGACGTGCATTTGGTAAAGAACAACCTAAATATCTTACAATAAAATTACAAGAGAACAAACAAAAAATATTTGGACTTGAACGAATTAATCTACATAGAAGATTATACATAGTAGAGGGCCCACTAGACAGTTTGTTCCTTGAGAATTGTATTGCAGCTGGTGGTGCTGATTTACAACTACCTGTTGAAAAAAAAGATGTTGTTTTTATCTTTGATAATGAACCTCGTAATAAAGAAATAGTGGATAGAATGTATAAGATGATAGATAAGGACTACATGATAGTAATATGGCCAGAAGGTCAGAAAGAAAAAGATATTAACGAGATGATCGTAAACGGCAATACAAAAGAACAAGTACAAAAAATTATATCAGATAATACCTATTCAGGTTTATCAGCAATAACTCAATTAAATTCATACAAACGTTGTTAGGGGAAAATATGGTTACGGGAAACGAGTCGATAAGCGTCAAAAAAAGAAACAATAGAGGAACAGAACCTCTTAACATTGAAAAGATACATGAAATGGTTGAGTATGCTTGTGAAGACATCACAAATGTTTCATCATCACAAGTAGAAATGAAAAGTGGTTTACAATTCTATGATGGTATAACTACAGATGATATTCAACAGATACTAGTTAAGTCAGCTGCTGATCTAATAGATTTAAATTACCCTAATTACACATACGTAGCAAGTAGATTACTTTTATATTCATTGAGAAAACAAGTTATCGGCAAACTATGGGATCACCCACACCTTTATGACCATGTTAAAAAAGTTGTAGAGTTAGGATTATATGATAAAGAAATTTTAGAAAACTATCAAAGAAAAGATTTTGATAGAATGGAGAACTGGTTAAATCACAATAGAGATTATGATTTTACTTATGCTGGATTAAGACAAGTGATAGACAAATATCTAGTACAAGATAGAAGTACTAATCAGGTGTATGAAACACCACAATTTATGTACATGCTTATTTCAGCAACGTTGTTTGCTAAATACCCAAAAGAAACGAGGATGAGTTATGTTAAAAAATATTATGACGCAATTAGTCAATTCAAAATCAATATTCCTACTCCCGTTATGGCTGGTGTACGAACTCCTTTACGTCAGTATGCGAGTTGTGTATTGGTTGATATTGATGATACCTTACCTAGTATTTTCTCTGGTGATATGGCGATTGGAAGATACATCGCTCAAAGAGCTGGAATCGGAATCAATGCAGGCAGGATACGTGGAATCAATGCAAGGATACGAGGTGGGGAGGTCCAACACACTGGTGTTATACCTTTTCTTAAAAAGTTTGAGGCAACGGTTAAGTGTTGCACTCAAAATGGAGTCCGAGGAGGATCAGCAACAGTCCACTTCCCAATTTGGCACCAAGAAATAGGTGACATTATTGTTCTTAAAAACAATAAAGGTAGTGAAGATAATCGAGTTAGAAAATTAGATTACTCAATACAGTTATCAAAACTATTTTATGAAAGATTTATTAACAATGAAGATATAACTTTATTTTCACCACACGAAGTACCTGAACTATATGAGGCTTGGGGTACACCAGAGTTTGATGAACTCTACGAAAAAGCAGAAAGAAAAATTAGCATTAAGAAAAAGAAAATAAACGCACAAGAATTATTTTTTGATATATTGAAAGAACGTGCTGAAACAGGCCGTATCTATATTATGAATATTGACCATTGTAATACTCACTCATCTTTTAAAGATAGAATTTACATGTCCAATCTATGTCAGGAAATAACTTTACCAACCACTCCAATACAACACATTGATGGAGAAGGTGAAATTGCTTTATGTATTTTATCTGCCATCAATGTGGGTAAAATCAATAAAAGAGATGAACTAGAACCTTTGTGTGATTTGGCCGTAAGAGCATTAGATGAAATTATAGACCATCAAAAATATCCTATCAATGCCGCTGAAGTATCTACAAAAGCAAGAAGAAGTTTAGGTATTGGTTATATTGGTTTGGCACACTATCTTGCTAAAAAGGGTTACAAGTATGAACAAAAATTAGCATGGAGACAAGTTGACAAATTAACAGAAGCATTTCAATATTACCTATTAAAAGCAAGTAATCAACTTGCAAAAGAAAAAGGTCAATGTTCAGCATTTAAACAAACAAAATATGCTGATGGTATTTTACCGATTGACACTTACAAAAAAGATGTTGATGAATTAGTTAAAAGAGATTACACTTACGATTGGGAGTGGTTAAGAAAAGAAATAAAAGAGTCAGGATTAAGACACTCAACATTGTCAGCACAAATGCCTAGTGAATCTTCTAGTGTAGTTTCTAATGCGACAAATGGTATTGAACCACCTAGAGATTATTTGTCTGTTAAAAAGTCTAAAAAAGGCCCATTAAAACAAATAGTACCTGAATATTCTAAACTAAAGAACTTCTATACTTTACTTTGGGACATGAAAGGGAACGAAGGATATATAAATATCGTTGCAGTAATGCAAAAGTATTTTGATCAGGCCATATCAGGTAACTGGTCGTATAATCCTGAAAACTATACAGATGGTCAAGTGCCTGTATCAGTTATGGCACAAGATTTATTGACTACATATAAGTTAGGGTGGAAGACTTCTTATTATCAAAACACTTATGATAGTAAGAAAGATGAGGACGAGCCTACTCACCCAATAGGGTTCCATGATAATGTTCCCGAAGAAACAAAGAAAGAAGAGGACGAGAATTGTGACTCGTGTACAATTTAATGCAAGAAGTAATAGAAATATTTAATAAAAGAGCACATCCTAATATCTATAGTGATAAGATTATTCCTACTGAAACTGAAATAAGAGATATAATTAAACAAGCATATCCTTTAGTCACTTCATTTAGAAAGATGTTTGGATATAAAATACATGTTTTAGGTCCTGATCTAAAACGTAGTAGAGATATATGGGAAATATGTGAAGGACACAAACAATGGATTGATGATACCCATTTCCCTGGAGAAGCTAGGCAAACACAAAGTATAGGAATGAGGCATATAGAAACAGCACCTTGGATACTAATTTACACACCAAGAGTTTCTCAGCCTAACGAATATCATGCTGATGAATCAAATCATAAAGATGGTAAAAGTCTATGGGATGGAACAAATTGGGAATTTATGAACACAAACAATAGAGAGTCTGGTGGAATAGAAATAGGAATGATTTGTCAAATGATAATGGCTGGTGTATTAGATAAAGGTTATGATACTGGTTTCTGTGTTTGTTTGCCAAGAAAAGGTTATAAAGGGTTAGAGAAATGGAAAGACTATCCTTTTTTAGACTTTTATCCTACTGTAATACAAACAATAGGTAAAGCAACAAAATACCAATGGCAACGTATGACACCAACTGACCGTGAAAAAAATACAATACCACACATAGATGATATATTTAATTTTGTAGGAAGTAATTAATATGAAGACAGTATTTAATAAGAAACAAAATTTAGACGCTACAAAACAACCATTGTTTTTTGGCGAAGACCTTGCTGTACAAAGATATGATACATTTAAGTATCCTATATTTGATAAATTGGCTCAACAACAGTTAGGTTTCTTCTGGAGACCTGAAGAAGTATCTTTACAGAAAGATAGAAACGACTATGCTCAACTGTCCGAATCACAAAAGTTTATATTCACATCTAATCTAAAGTATCAAACAATGTTAGATAGTGTACAAGGTAGAGGTCCATGCCTTGCATTTTTACCTTTCGTAACTAATCCTGAATTAGAAGGTGCCATAGTAGCATGGGACTTCATGGAAACAATTCATAGTAGAAGTTATACATACATAATTAAAAACCTATACTCACAACCAAGTGATGTATTTGATACTATTATTGAAGATAAGAAGATTGAAGAAAGATCAAAAGCAGTTACAGAAGCATACGATAAACTAATTGCATTAGGCTACAAATGGCATACTGATCCTAAATCAGTTGATATGTACGAACTAAAGAAAGCATTATGGCTTGCGTTAGTAACTGTAAACGTATTAGAAGGTTTAAGATTTTACGTATCATTTGCTTGTTCGTTTGCATTTGGTGAATTAAAACTTATGGAAGGTAGTGCTAAGATATTATCTCTTATTGCTAGAGATGAAAGTCAACACCTTGCAATGTCACAACAGATTATCAAAGCATATCTTACAAAAGAGAATGATAAGGTTATGAATAAGGTTATAAAAGATACACAAAAAGAATGCTATAAAATATATGATGACGCAGTACAACAAGAGAAAGATTGGGCAAGTTACCTATTCTCAAAAGGTTCTATGATAGGACTATCTGAAAAACTATTACATCAATACGTTGAATATATAGCAAATAGAAGAATGAGAATGATAGGCTTAGAACAAAAATATGAACACTCATCATCACAGAATCCATTACCATGGACTATACATTGGTTTAATAGTCGTTCAATGCAAAATGCTCCACAAGAAACTGAAATAGAAAGTTATGTTATTGGTGGACTTAAACAAGACGTTAAAAAAGATCAATTTAAAAAATTTAAACTATAATGAATCAACAAACGATCCTAAATTTATTAAATAGAAGACAACACGTTATGGCCTACGATACAGAGGACATACCTGAAAAACAATTGATTGAAGATTTATTATGGAAAGCATGGAAAGTTACACCATCTAAAAATAATTTTATGCCATATAATTGTAATGTATTAGGTCCTGATAAGGTAACAGAAAAACACTCTATATGGATGAAAAGTGTAAAGAATAAAAAACATATAAATGAAAAAAACATTGAAGATCACAAAGAAGAAGGATACAACCCTTACTTTGAACATATAAGTACGGCACCTTATCTATTAGTATTTACACAAAGGATATGTGAGCCTAACGAGTACTACAGAAAAAGAATAGAAAAAGGAGACTACTACGAACAAATGCACGAAGACGAGATAGACTCAATGATGAGAACTACAACCGTAGAAGTGGGAATGTGGATGGCTAACTTATCAGCCTTTGCATTAGAAAAAGGTCTAAATACATCTACAATAGCATGTTTTCCATATAAACCTTTGTCAGCATGGGCAGATTTACCTTGGGTAAAACATCCTGTTGTATTGTTAGGTAGTATAGGTAAAGCAAAAGAATTTCGTAGAGAGAGTATGAATGATATTGAAAAGAAAGACGATAAGAAACCAGAACCAGAAACGATAATAAAATGGATTTAAACCTTTTACAATTACTAGATAGAAGACGACATGTTACGGTCTATGATACAGAGGATATACCTGAAGAAGAATTGATTAAAGACTTGTTGAAAAAAACATGGAAGGTTACACCATCTAAAAATAATTTTATGCCATATCATTGTAATGTATTAGGTCCTGATAAAAAATCAGAAAAACACTCTATATGGATGAAAAGTGTAAATCATTGTAAAGAAACAAACGAAAAAGAAACTACTATTAAATCAGAAAAAGATATAGAATATAATCCTTATTTTGAACATATAAACACAGCACCTTATCTATTAGTTTTTACACAAAGACCATGTCCACCTAATGACTATTATAAAGAAGCTATACAAAGAGGAAATTACTATGAACAAATGCACACAAAAGATGTAGATTCAATTTTACCAGATGTGTCAATTGAAGTAGGTATGTTTATGGCTAACTTATCTGCTTTTGCTTTAGAAAAAGATTTACATACATCTGTACTAATTTGTTTCCCACGTAAATTTTCACGTTGGTCAGATATGCCTTGGGTAAGACATCCTGTTATATTATTAGGTAGTATAGGTAAAGTAAAAGAATTTCGTAGAGAGAGTATGAATGATATTGAAAAAAGAAAAGACAGAAAACCAGGACCAGAGATAGTACTAAAATGGATTTAAAACCTACAACAATAATACTTCTTATAGACTTTGAAGGACATCCTGAATTGGGAAGTGAATTTACAAACAATCAAAGATTTTCATCACTTGCATGGTTATTAAATCCTGTAAGAGAAAAACCTCTTGTTATTATTTCTAATCATAATATTGAGCGACATAAAAAAACTGAAGAAGTTGCAAAAATGACTAGAGTGGAGAACAGACATATATGGATAAGTATTGACTCTGATAACAGCTCTATAGAGAGTATTAAACAAGAAGTAGAAAAACATGGTTATATTATAAACAATATTATAATTGGTGGCACTAATACATCTGGTTGTGTGTTTAGAAGTAAACCTTACTCTGCTATGAGTTGGGCAAAAAGAGGTTATGATGTACAAGTATTATCATCAATGTGTGCCGACTATCAGATAACTGGTGTAAATGCTACTGAACAAACACAAAACGCATTATCAGTTGTATGGAGAGATGTTGCACAAGCAAAATTATTTGATAAAATAAGTTACATAAGGGATTACGAATGTCAGATAATATAAACAAAGTACAAATTAGTTGTCCTAATTGTGATGTAAGTTATTGGGTCAAGTGGGAAGATGAAGACCATGAACCTACCACATGTCCATTTTGTGGTGCTGATACAACAATAGATGATGATGACGCAATCTTTGAGCATGACGAAGAAGAAGACGATTGGAATTGATTATAGTTTAAGCAGTCCTGCTATATGTGTATGTAGAGGTGAGTTTAAATTTGAAAACTGTAAGATATATTATCTTACAAATGTAAAAAAATATGAAGGTAATTTTTGTAATGGACAAATAAATGGCAGACTTCATTTACCCTATACCTCCGAGACACAACGACACGATCAAATTTCCGATTGGGCGATTAATATTGTTGATACTGCTATTGGTAATATTTTTGTAGAAGGCTACTCATATGGCAGTAAAGGACTTGTATTCAACCTAGCAGAGAATATGGGTGCTCTCAAACATAAACTGTACAAACTAAACAAGAGATTTGAAAGTATAGTGCCTGGTCAAGTAAAGAAGAATGCTACAGGTAAAGGCAATGCAGACAAGCTTAAAATGTATGAGCAATTTGTAAAAGATACACATATTGATTTGATGAAAGAATTTGATCAGACAAAACTAAACAATCCTGTAACAGATATTGTTGATTCGTTCTATGTTGCTAAGGCAGGATTTGATAAAAAGTAGAACAAAACAAGAACATTTAATCTAAAAACCTAATAAAATCAACACTTTTTAATGCTTGACTTTTAAGTATTTTTAGTGTAGCGTATATGTATATGACAAATAAAGGAGACGCTATGACTAAAGAATTACACAAAACATTTAATATTGTTTACAAAAGAGAATACTTTGATTCCGAAGACGCAGAATATTTTTGGGGCAGTAGCTCAATGTATAAAAACGTTCCTATTTCTAAAATTAAGTATTATAGAAAACAATTACTTAAATTCAAAGATTATATGGATAAGACTTATAAAGAAGACGCAACAAACTTTGCTGGTGCTACTGCTATTGAGATAATCTATCCAGACGAATACTATCAAACTTATGAAGATGTATATGGTTCAGAAACGGCTGCTGGTGACGATAACTTATATAACGACTTTGGTCAGTTACACCAAAGACAAGGTTTTAGAAAAGACTTTAATCCCGATATGACAAAAAATTACAAAACTAAAAGAGAATATATAACACAACTAAACTAAGGAGGACACTATGACAATAGACACAAATATAATATATACAAAAGAAAATATAGGTAAAAACCTATACAGAAAAAAAACTTATTATACACTTGTTGTTGAACAAGAGGTATTGGCTAAAGATAAAGACGAAGCTGATCAAAAGTTTTTAGATGATGGTGGCATTGATCACTCACAAATTAACCACGAGATAACTACAACTAAAAATAGTGTTGAAACTTATATGGTTGACGCTAATTATTCAGATAGTGATACAACAGAATATCTTGGTAAAGTATCTTATACAGATGATGAGTATGCTGAAGAAAATGGTGATGTAGAAATTGATCAGTATGCTGATGAAAAGGCTTTAACAGAAAAAGAAGAGTCAGATGTTGATGTTGCTATTCAGTTAGAATCAGAAAATCAAAGAGGTAAATAATGTATAATGGTTATTTTGCTATCGCATTAGATAAACAAAGTTGTAGTGCAGTTAAAAAAAGTGCTACAATGAAAGTGTTAGTATCGGACCATATTACACTTGCGTTTAAACCAAGTGTTAAAATATTTAACAAGTATAAAAATCTTGTGGGTAAAAAAGTTGGTGCTATGATTAATGGCTACAGAGCAAATAATCACATTGACGCATATTGGGTAAAAGATATGTTTTTATTAGACAGTAATAAAAAAATAAAAAGAAGTGATAAAGGTGCTGCTCACATCACTTTATCACATAAAGAGGGTTATAAATCAGGTGACGCTAACACTATGTTTACAAATCCTAAAGTAAAAGACAAAAGACTTGGTTATGTAGAAGGTACTATTAAATACTTTAATTATGATAAAATATAGACTATTGACAAATTGATTAAAATGTGCAATAATAATAAAATGTCAGAAAGATTGACTAAAAAAAAACAATTAGATTTAGTAAAATTACAATACCACAAATGGTTAAGTACATTGGGTCTTAATATAAATGTACAAACAGGCCACATTATCAAATCAAAAAGAGTACCTAAACCTTTAGATACTTCAATATTCAAAGTAAGAGATTCTATACCAACAAGTGATAGGATAGTGGGTAGTACCTATAGAAGATATTATAGTACAAGTTTGCCTGCTGGTAAAACAATATCTGTAGCATATAACAAAGGCGGTTATCAGGTTGTTGATGCTAAAGATTTTAAATCAATGGGAAGGAAAATATAATGAAAACTATGATGATGATTACTATTGTTGTCTTAATGACTATGACAATGGCAAAGAGTGATGAAACAATCGACACAAAAGTAAAAACTTTTATTGTCAATGAAGTAAATGAAATAAAAGAATATCAAAAAGCTTCTTGGCAAGAAGGTAAAGAACAGAATGCTAAGAATTGGGCAAAGATTAAAAATCTATTTAACAAGGTAAAAGATAATGTTACACAAGATTAGTGATTTTTGTAAAAAGATTGATAGTTTAAAATCTCAATCAGATAAGTTATATAATTTAAAGTATAATCATCCAAAGACGCCTGAGCGTGACGCTGAAGTGAATCATCTTATAGATGACATACAATCCACGTGTAAATTACTGGCTAATGACACAAAACCCTATGATTTATAAGGGTTTTTAACGCTTGACAAATAGACAATTGTATGATAGAATTAACTTATAAACTAACAAAAGGACAACACTATGATAGATAAACAAATACTATTTGATGAATTTAAAATTGCAAAACAAAAAGATTTGCAACAATCAACTCAAAACGAACCGTATGAAGATGTGTTTACAAATAGATTACAACTATTAAATTCACATAAAGTTGCAAAAAAATCAAATCCAAAGATGTATAGACATTTAGATGTTAATTTTGACAATTTGATACTTGCATATTCTTCACCAGTTCCAGTTGATCACTTTTATAAAAAAGTGTTCGGTCTAACTTTACAAGAATACAAGTATAAAAAGTATGTTGAAGAAATGACAGAAAAACAAAAAGAAAAAGAAGAAAAACTTAAAAAAGAACAAAAAGAAAAATTAAAAATCGAAGATGTTGAAGAAATTACTTTTAATTAGTTGTTTGTTGTTGCTCTCTAATTGTGCTAGTAAACAGTCCTATATTGGTGCATCCAGTACAGCGGCTGTTGCTGGTACAGCATGTTGGCAATATATAAGTGATAATCCTGCTGTTGTGGCTACTTGTGCAGTTGCAGGTTCATTTAAAGGTGCAGATATTATGAATGCTGAAACAGATGATCAATTAATGACAAGAGCATTTGTAGATCATTTAGAAAACGCACCTAGTAGTCCAGGGTTTACAACTTGGCAAAATCCTAAAACACAAAGTAATGGTATTATTAAGACTACAGGTTTTTATTTAAAAGGTCCAATTAAGTGTACAGTAGTTGAAACTACACATGATCAAAATTTAGACAACACAAGATTTTTTGATTCAATACTATATGGTAACCCTTATAGAAAAATGGAATGGCAAGAAGTTTGTAAAATGCCAGACGGAAGATGGAGAGTAAGTGATCAATAAAAAGAGAACATTATTTTTTATATTTCTATTGTTATTATTGATACCAGTATTAATGCAAGTTGCTTACTCGGAAGACTCATTTGAAAATACAATGAAAAAGATTGATAAATTAGAAGGCAAAAATGTTGCAGTAGAATATGATAAAATACAACCATTAAAGAATCAGTATTGTTTCATTAAAGTAGAAATTAAACAATTAAACAATGGTGAGATTGTTAAACAGGAAGTAGTAGAATGTGCAGATGGCCGAAAGGCATACGATGGTCCTACATATTGGGAGTTATTTGCTCAATTTTACTATGGTGATATGAATACACCTGCCTATTGTAGATATTATGAAAGACCTAAACACGCATACCATAAACCTGGTAAAGTATGTTTAGATAAAGATGGTAATTGGGAGGTAAGATAATGATAAAAACTTTAATAATAACGTCTTTTTTATGGGTATCCATTGCATTTACATGGGAACCATTTGTTTCAACAGTTGAGAGAACACAGGCTGTTGACAAAACAAAAGAAATAGTATATAATGTGTTTAATATTATGAAGGAGAAAGTGAATGAATAAGTATGTTAAATATGTAATGATAGGTGCTGTTGGCCTGATACTTACAGGATGTTCTAATAGTACATATAAAATCAAACAAGAAAAAGATAAACAAGTCCTTAAAGTACCATCTTGGTATATGAAAGATTATAACGAGAAAAAAGAATGTGGTACTAAAACGTTCGGCAAAGGCAAAGATAAAGTTTGTATCTTTGGTGTCGGTACAAGTGTTTCACCAGATTTAGAACTTGCAATTGAAAAAGGTATGATGATTGCAAAGGCTGAACTTGCTGACAAAGTAAAAGGTGAGATGAATAAGAAAGCAAAAATATTTACTACAGAATTAGGTAAGAATACTAATAAAACTGTTGTAACAGATGTAGAAACTACATTGGTAAATATAATCAAACAGACACCTGTAAGAGGATATGAAGTATTTGCTCAAGAGGTAACTCTAACAAAGAACGGATACTACAGATCATGGATTGGTTTAAGATTGCCAATGGGTGAGTACAATAAAATGTACAACTACTCTATTGAAACTGTTGTTGACGCTTTCAAACTTAAAGAAATGGCTGATAAGGCCTATGATGAAGTAGAGGTTATTGCAAATGAGTCATAAAATAGAAATATACTCAAAACCTAATTGTGTCTATTGCGAGAAGTCTAAACATCTTGTAAAGACACTAGGTTTTAAGTACGAAGAAAAAATGTTTGGTAAAGATTTTACAACACCAGAACAGTTATACGAGGCTGTAGGTAAACAAGTAAGAACTATGCCACAAATAATAATTGACGATAAACACATTGGCGGATACAATGAGTTAGTTGAGTATTTTGCTGATAAAGGTCTATGTAATTTTAAAGGTGAAGTAACAAAGAATGTTGATGGCAAATAAAAACAAAGATAACGTTATATTGTTTCCTAAAATTCCTAAACAACCACCTAATGCTAAGGCTCAGGAATTAGATGCTAAAAGACAAGAAATGATAAGACTTGAACATAATAAAGTTTTTGTTCAATCAGTAAGTGAAGACCTTACAGAAACAATGTTATTAAGATTAAAAGATGAAAACTTTAATCTAGCTGACCCAAAATTTTTAAGTGATTATAAATTATTATCTGAGTCGTTAAAATCAATGCTATTAAGACAAGTACACATGAAACACCCTTTACAAGAAAGAGTCGATAAGGCTGTAACAACAAAAGGTGAAGGTGAAAATTTATATGCTATTACAATTGATTATAAAAAATTTTAAAGAATTCCATAAAGCACTTTGGGATACTATGAATACTATAACGTGCCTAGTATTCAATAGTTTAAATAAGGCACATTATATAATAAGGAGTGAATAAATGTTTAAATCATTATTCTCAAACGATTCAATGAAAATCGTATCAAAATCAAAAAAGACATCTACAAGAGGTAGAAAAACTATGTCAAAAAGACAAAAAGTTTTAAACCTTTTATCTAAAGGTGCGCCAGTATCTTGGAAGTCTTTAAGAACTAAATTCGATTTAGGTTCACCAAGAGCTTTAATTGATACATTAAGATCAGAAGGAAACATGATCTATGTTAATCAAACTGCTAAAGGTACTTCATACAGAATGGGTGTACCAACAAAAGCGATTATCGCTGCTGGTATTAAAAAATTATATGGGACTCCGTTCGCATATAAAAATGCGTAATCTCTCTCTTTAAAAACGCATAAATAAATGTAGAGGCGGCCTTGTGCCGCCCTTACATAACAAA